GAATTCTTAATGCTAGTAATTTCGTAGAGAACGTCACTAACGGAAGTAATTCATATTACGTTTTTATCGGACTTGCTAATCCTAAGACACCAACGGAGAATACAAAACTCTTTGGTAGGGATTGGAATTGGAATTCTTCAGGACAGACACCAGCACCCATAGATAATTTTTCTAATAATTATCATGTAGGAGATACCATTCTCTATGGTAAAAAGATTACTGCGGATAATATTCGTAGAGTTATTAGAAAAGTTAGTTGGGAACCAAATACAAGGTATGATTTTTATAGAGATGATGTTAGTTATGAAAATAAGTCTAAGAATACTAACGTATCAAATCTTTACTCATCAAATTATTATGTCATAAACCAAGAATTTAAAGTTTATGTTTGTATATCAAATGGTGCTACTGGTTCTAATCCACAGGGTAATATTTCTGCCGATCAACCAAATTTTACTGACTTAGAACCATCTAAAGCAGGTGGTAGTGGTGATGGATACCTTTGGAAATACTTATTTACAGTTTCTCCTGCAGATATTATAAAGTTTGATTCTACAGAATATATTACAGTTCCAAATAATTGGGCAACAACTGTAGATCCTAGTATAAGATCTGTCAGAGAAAATGCCGATTCTACTGTTAATAGTAATCAATTAAAGCATGTCTATATTGATAATGCTGGTGTTGGTTATGGAAACTTTACTGGAAAAGAATGTGACATCTTAGGTGATGGATCTGGTGCTAAAGCAAGAGTAGATGCTACTAGCGGTAAGATAACAAATGTTGTAGTTAGTGCTGGTGGTAAAGGTTATTCTTATGGAATTGTAGACTTAGGGACTTCTAATACTTCTTCAATACAAACATTAGCAAAATTGGTTCCATTAATTCCCCCATCTAGAGGTCATGGATTTGATATCTATACTGAATTAGGAACTGATAAGGTTCTTATCTATGCTAGATTTGATGATGCTACTAAAGATTTCCCAGTTGATGCTAAATTTGCTCAAGTTGGTATTTTAAAGAATCCAACAAAGTCTGAAAGTACTGAAATTTTCTCAGAAGGTCAGTTTTCTGGATTACCTGCTATTAAAATGGATGATTCAGATTCATTAAGTCTTCCTAGTGGATCTTTGTCTGTTGGGGAAAAAATTACGCAATTGAGAGGAGATGGTAAAACTGCGGAGGCATATGTTGCTTCATACGACATTGATACTCATGTAATTAAATATTTTAGAGATAGATCTTTAAATTATAGTACAGCACAAGATCAAACAGATTATTCTGGTGTTGCCAACAAAGGTACATTTTATGATTTTGAATCTACTAAAGCAAATAATACACCAGCAAATAATATTGTTGGTGAAAATGGATATAGTGGACAAGTTTATAGCTCCTTCACTGGTATTACTACTGCCAGTAAAGATGGAACTAAAGTTATTAACTTAGGAACTACTTTCAATGAAGGGTTATCTAAATCAGAGATAAATAAAGGATCAGGGGATTTAGTGTATGTCGATAATCGACCACTTATTGCTAGAAACCCTAGACAAAAAGAAGACGTTAAAATCATTCTGGAATTCTAAAAAACAATGTCACAAAAGACTAACTTAAATATAAGCCCTTATTATGATGATTTTGATAAGGCGAAAAATTATTACAGGACATTGTTCAAACCTGGATTTCCAGTTCAGGCAAGAGAATTAACAGGTCTCCAATCGATTCTACAGAATCAAATAGAATCCTTTGGTAGTCATATGTTTAAAGAAGGATCTATGGTTATACCAGGATCTGTTACATATGACAGCACATATTTTTCATGTAAAGTAAATGCCGATCATTTAGGTATAGATGTTAGTGTATATCTTGATGCTTTAATTAAAAATAATGATGGTAAGGGAACTAAAGTAAAGGGTCAAGAGTCTCAAATTACTGCAAGAATATCAAATTATATTTTACCTCCAACTGAAGGTGTTGATGATATTACAATTTTTGTAAAGTATAGTGAATCTGATAGTCAGGGTATTAGTCAAGCATTTCCAGATAATGAGATATTAATATTAGAAGAAAATGTTACTTATGGTAATACAACATTAACTACAGGCGATACAATTCTTACATTAACATCAGATTTAGCATCTAATACTGGTTCTTCTGTTGGTGTTGATACTGGAGTATATTATATAAGAGGACTTTTTGTAGACGTAGTAAAATCCTTAGTAGTTCTAGAACCATATTCAAGTGAACCATCATATAGAGTTGGTTTTGAGGTTAATGAGGAAGTTATTAATTCTTCCGATGATCCTTCATTAAATGATAATGCAAAAGGGTTTACAAATTATGCTGCTCCAGGTGCTGATAGACTTAAAGTAAGTGTAAAATTAGCAAAGAAGGCATTATTAGATTATAGTAATGATACTAATTTTGTAGAATTAATTAGAATTCGTAATGGTAAAATTAAGAAGTTACAAGATAAATCAGTTTATAATGTTATAAAAGATTATTTTGCTGAAAGGACATATGATGAATCTGGAGATTATTCAGTAGAACCTTTTAGTGTAAGTATCCATAACTCATTAAATGATGAATCTGGATCCAATGGAATGTACATTGATGGCGAAAAAACTGATTTAGGTGCTATTCCAAATGATAATTTAATGAATGTTGTACTTTCTCCAGGTAAAGCATATGTTAAAGGATATGATGTTGCATTAAAAGGAACAACAGTTTTAGATGTAGATAAACCAAGAGATACTAAAAATATAAAGGCAGGTTCTATTGACTTTAGAATGGGAAGTATTCTAAAAGTTAATAACTCTGAAGGAATGCCTAAATTTGGTATTGGTGGGGATTCTAGTATAGTTGAGCTTTATAATGGAAGAAAAGGTGCTTCAAACGCATCTACTGGGATGAAGATTGGTGAAGCAAGAGTGTATAATTATGCACTTTCTGATGCTCCATATTCTGATAATGATACTGAATGGGATCTTCATATATTTGATATTCAAACATATACAACACTTCAAATTTCTAACGGAACTTCAGCACCTACAGGAACAAGAGTTAGAGGTCTTAGTAGTGGTGCTATTGGATATGTTGCTGGTGTTAATTCCAATGAGATAAATGTAAGTCAAACTACAGGACAATTTGTTGTTGGAGAACAGTTAATATTTAATGAATCTGATAATGTTGTTGGTCAAGATAATTCCACCTCTTCAATTGTAAAAATTTGGTCATACACTACCGATGATATCAAATCAGTATACCAAGCTTCTGCTAATAGTGGATTAAATGGTAGTAAAAACTTTGTTGCTGATTCTGTTTTATATGATAGAATTCTACCTAATTTTAAGATTACTGATCAATTAGAAATTAAAAATGCTGGTGGTACAACCAGTGCTTCATGCTTAGGAAGAAGATTTAGTGGTGCTGTTGGTATTAAGACAGATGCTATCATTGGGTATCAAACTGGATATGGTTCACAGGGTCTTATAGTTTATAATAGAGTTAATGTAATCAGTGCTGATGGATCAATAATAGGATTGGACGCAGTTGAAGATCTTGCTGGAACAAATTCACAAGGACAAGCATTGACATTTATATCTGGTGATACTCCTGCTGCTGGCGTAACAACAACATCAACCTTTACTTTAAAAGTTCCAAGAATTCTCAATCTACGTAGATCTGGATTGTATAGTCAGTTACCAAAAAGAAATATTTCTACTGTTGATCTTTCAGATTCTAGTTTGACAATAACTCGTCAGGCTATAAATCGTACTGTAAGTGGTCAAAGTGATATTGAATTAACTGTAGACCAAGTAATGGCAGATTCAGGAACTGGTGGTGCTGTTGGAATTTCTACTGCATTATTTGAACCATTTGATGCTGAGAGGTATTCTATTGTTTATGAAGATGGAAGTGTACAAAAATTAACTTCTGATCAAGTTCAAATCTCAAATGGTGGATTTACTGCTAAATTTACCAGATTATCACAAAATTCTGGTACTGCAACTGTAAATACAACTTTGAAAAAGATTGGTCTATCAAGTAAAGGAAAAGACTATGTTAGAAGTTCTCAGTTAGATGTAACTAACACTGCTGGTGTAACAACAACGACTAAGGGATTGGAAGCAAGTACTGCTTATGGTTTGAGAATCGAAGACCATGAGATATCATTAAATGTTGCTGATGCTGTTAAAATAATCGCTGTATATGAATCTACAAACAAAGATAAACCAACATTTGACTCGTTAACCTTTGTAAGTGGACTTGCTTTAAATGATAATGTATCAATTGGTGAAAAGGTAAGAGGTACAGATAGTAGAGCAGTTGGGCAAGTAGTAAATGTAACTTCAAATACTGTTGATTATGTTTTATTAAACGATAGTCAATTTATTAAAGGAGAAAAGGCAGTATTTTTAGAATCAAATATTGAAGCAAATATTCAAAAGAAAGGTGATGGTAATTATAGTGATAGAACAAATAATTATAGTTTAGACAAAGGACAAAGAAAACAATATTATGATTATTCTAGAATAGTAAGAAAGAAAAATTCTTCTATACCATCTAACAGACTTTTGATTGTATTTGATTATTATGATACATCAGCAGCAGAGTCTGGAGATTTCTTCACTGTAAACTCATACAATAAAGATAGGTATACTTATGATATTCCTACTGTTGGTGCTAATAGAGCAACTGATACTATAGATTTTAGACCTAAAGTTGTTCCATTTGATCCATCTACTGCTACAACAGGTGTTAAATCTCCATTTGCATTTGCTAATAGGAAATTTGAAACTACAACAAATTATGCTATAGCACCTAATGAAAGTACAGTACTTGGATATAGTTATTACTTACCTAGAATTGATAAGTTAGTTATTAATAAATTTGAACAAGTTAAATTGATTAAAGGTGTATCTGACGATAGACCTTCACCACCTACTGAAGTTGGTGATTCAATGGAAGTTGCTGAGATAACATTACCACCTTATTTGTATAATCCTCAAAAAGGACCAAGAATAAGGATGTATGATAATAGAAGATTTACTATGAGAGATATTGGAAAAATTGAGAAGAGAGTTTCCAATCTTGAAGTAATGACTTCTTTAACTGCTCTTGAATTAGATACAAAATCACTTCAAGTAACAGATTCTACTGGTATTAATAGATTTAAAACTGGTTTTGTTGTTAATGATTTCAAAGATAGAAATTTCATTGATTTTAATGTAGATTCTGGTTCTAGATGTGATGTTGATGTTGTAAATCAGGAATTAATAAGTGCTGTTGATTTTTGGTCATTAAGAGCAGAACTTGCTCTTAACCCTGCTATTGACAAAACAACAGCAGATATGTCATCTAATCTAGGATTATTGGATCCAAATTGCCAAAAAACTGGTGATTTAATAACACTTAAGTATGATGAAGTTACATGGTTAGATCAACCACAAGCATCAAGAGTTGTAAATGTTAATCCATTTGAAGTTACTGTTTTTGTTGGTGCTGTTCAATTAGATCCACCATCGGATAATTGGGTAAGAACAATTTATCTTAGTGGTCATAGAGTAGAATCTACTGGTGCTAAATGGGTAGAGCATCAAAATGTTGTTGGTGAGAATACTGTTGTATCAGATCCAGTTATAACTGAAGTTGAAGTTGTTCCTGAAGAAGATGATCCAGATACACATGGACAATTTGTTGGTAATCATATAGACCGTACTACTACAACAACTACAACTACAACAAAAGAAATAAGCTTTACAAATGTTTTAGAGAATGATATTTATCGTGAATTTGATTATGTTGAAAGTGTTAAAGTTTCAGGTGATGCTGATTACTTTATGCGTTCTAGGAATGTGGGATTTGCTGCTAATGGATTAAAGGCATTTACTAAACATATCCATAAACTTAATACGGGTACTCCTGATATATTCCCTAAATTAGTTCAAATTGAAATGTCTACTGGATCTCAAGGATTTACTGTTGGTGAAAGTGTTAGAGTAAGAAACGGATTCTATACTATAGGTAGAGTTAAAGCAGCAGCACCTAATCATAAATTTGGTAGAAATACTCCAGATATTTTGAGTGGTATATCAAAACCAGCACACATGATAGAGACTTATATATCTGATCCATTTGACAAGTCAAGACCAGCACCATCTGATACGTATTCTCCTACTTCAATTTTATTCAATTGTGATATTGAAACTTTGGCAAATAGTGAGGATTATTTTGGATATGTTGTTAATGGTGCAACTCTTACTGGAGAAACAAGTGGTGCTGAAGCAACAGTTACTAGTATAGATCTTTATTCTGATACTTATGGAGATTTATTGGGAGCATTCTGGTTTAGAAATGGTAATCAACTACCAAGACCATCTAAATTATTCCTTACTGGAACCAAGACGTTTAGATTAACCGCAAATACTACTGGAGAATATGTTCCACCAGGAAGTACAGAATTTGCTAGTGATGCAACAGGTACTTATACTGCTACTGGAACAGTTCTAGTACAAAAGACATCGATGGTTAGTGTTAGAAACCCATCTCCACCTGCTCAAAGACCAAATGAAACTGTTGTTGGTATAACAACTACTAGCACTACAGAAAGGATACAAGCACCTTATAGAGATCCTCTAGCACAGTCGTTCACTGTAGATGAAACTGGAGCATTCTTATCTTCTGTTGATGTTTATTTTGGTAGAAAAGCAACAGATAAGAAACTTTTCGTAGAACTAAGAACTATGGAGTTGGGAACACCAACAAATATTCTTGTTCAGGATTATGCACAAGTAACATTAAATCCAGATAGTATTAATACGTCTCCTGATGCGTCTGTTCCTACTAGAATTACATTCCCATCACCAATTTATTTGGAAGCAAAGAAAGAATATGCTTTAGTATTCTTATCACCTGGTTCTATTGATTATGAGATGTGGGTTGCTACTATGGGTGAACCTAATATAACACCTCCTACTTCTTTACCAGCAACTACTGATGATTCTCAAGTTGGACAATGTACTCAATCATATCTTGGTGGTAGTTTGTTCAAATCACAAAACGGAACTATTTGGACACCTAGTCAAGAATCGGATCTTAAATTTACATTATATAAAGCAGCATTCGTTCCTTCAGGAACAGTTACTCTTTATAACAGTTCTATTAAAGCTGGTAATCAAAATACTCAACAATTACCAACTAATCCAATCAGAACTTTCCCAAGAAAATTAATCCTTCCTGTTACTGGAATAACAGCAACAACTGAACTTGATTTACCAGTAGGTAGAAAAATTAGTACAGGGGCTGCTAATGATGATGAAGATGCTACAGTTACAGGTATTATAGAAGCAAGAGGTGGTGCTCCAACTACTGGTACTGATTCTTCTGCTACTACAGTAGAAGTCGTTACTATGGGTGATTGGAGTAAGATGACTTTAACTGCAAATAATTCTGTAACAACAGCTACTGGTGTTGAATTTGAATCTGTTAATGGAATTGGATCCAATTTAGAAGCAAAGATTGAGGTTGGATTAGATGTTAATGGTGTTCTTGAAATAACACTTTCAGATGTTAAAGCAGTATCTGGTCAATCGTTGACTGGATTTAAGGTTGGTGAGGTTTTAAGACCAAAACAATCTTCTCTAGATTTATCAAACATACAGGGAACTGGACTTACAATCGCTATTAAGAGTATAGTACCTACATCAATAGACACTTTATTCTTAACCGATGTTCAAGGTGAGGAGTTTGTTTCTGGTGAAGATTTAGTACATTATGGTGCTGCTAACGATACAAGAACTGTAGTAGAAACAACAGTGGCTAAAACCAATGGTACATCTACTGTTAATGGTGACAAATATAATGGTAATGTGATGGAAGTGCTTCAACATAATCATGGACATCATGGATCTAATAATAGAATAAAAATTACAAATGTAAAACCAGATACTACAGCAACAGAAACTTCAAATATTATTGCAGCAACAGATAGTCAAGTAAATATTGCTGTTGGTGGAACTGATTTAGCATTTACTAGATTTGCTGGAATAGCTTCTGACAGAGGATATGCTTTAATTGATGATGAAATAGTTGAGTATATTGTTGGATTAGACATTCTAAGTTTAGAGACTAGAGGTGTTGGTGATTCAATTGCCGTAGGACATGATATTGGTGCTAAGATTCAACCATACGAAATAAATGGTATGCCATTAACTTTGGTAAATACTGTCCATGATATAACATCAAACAATACTCTTAAAGATGCTTCTAATGTTGATAATTATTTCTTAGAATTGGATAGAGGAACAGGTACAAGAGCGTCTGGTAGATCTCAATATAGTTTCTCTAGTGATAAAGCAGTTGGTAGTCCTTCAGGACGAACCATGCCTGTTGGTATATCTCAGAATCACCAATTTAGTAGTGCTTCTGCTAAGTTTAATGTAATTACTCCTGGTAAAGGAACTCGTGCTGGTGCTTCATTTAGAACAGTTAGTGGTACAAGTGCTAATGGTAATGAAGTATCATTCTTAGATCAGGGATTTGAACCCACAGTACTAAATGAAACAACATTCTTCCCAACACCAAGAATGGCATGTTCTAGGACTAATGAAGTAGAAAGATTGACTACTTTACCTGATAATAAGTCATTAACACTTAAAGTTGATATGTCAAGCGGTGATCCTAATTTATCACCTGTTATTGATGTTAAAAATGCTACATTTATCTTAGGTAGAAATAAGATTAATGATCCTATTGGTGCTGATAATTATGCTACTGATACTAGATCAAAACAACTATCAGATGATCCACATGGTTCTATATTTGTTTCTAATAAAGTCAATTTGGCACAACCTGCAACTTCAATAAAAGTTCTTGTTGCTGCTAATCGTCAACCAGAAGCAGATTTCCGTGTTTATTATAGATTATTCACTGCTGATTCTAGTGAAGTTTCTCAATCATACAGACCATTCCCTGGTTATGACAATATGAAGGATGTTGATGGTGATGGATTTGGTGATGAAGTGATTGATATTGGAATGTGTAATGGTAGACCAGATTCTTTTGTGAGAGCAAATGGACAAGATGATTTCTCAGAATATCAATTTAGTATTCAAAATTTAGAACAATTTAGTGGATTTAAAATTAAGATTGTAATGACATCTACCAATGAATGTGTTCCTGTTAGACTTAAAGACTTTAGAGCAATTGCTTTAGCATAATGAAAACTTTCAAGCAATTTTTAGAAGAAGCATATAATAAGGTTATAAACCTTAAGGATGCTGGTTGGGGAAGACCACATAAATTCTATAAGAAAGATGGAGAAACTCGTTATGGACCTACAGGAGATAGATTGTTTCGGTTACAAGCAAAACTTTCTAAAGATCAAAAGATAGATGCTTTATATAAGGATATTAACAATCCTAAAAAACCATCTGAAAAAGATTTAATTAACGGAACTATACCAGTTAAAAAAGCATGATACCAGTTGAAGGGCATAAAAACCTGTTTCGTGATCCAAGAACAGGTGCCATAATTAATAATAATATGAATGAATATTCAAATTATAGAATGGATAGAAAAAGAAAAATGGATCAAAAAGAAGAATTGGATGAGATGAAAAGAGATATAGATGAGATTAAGTCTTTATTGAAACAGTTAGTTAATCACAAAGCATAAATAAATATATAGATTCTGAATTGCTTACATAAATGGCAGATATTAAGGTCAGAGTAGGTCAACAAAATGCCGTAAAGGTCATTTCTTCTCTTGCAGGAGCACAAGGTTTATCCTTGTCTGAACTTAGTGACGTCGATGCCTCGAATTTACAAAATGGAATGGTTTTAGTATATAATGTTTCTACCCAAAAGTGGTCAGCAACATTAGAATTGTCACCAGGCAATACACCAGATTTAGATATTAATGGGGGTAGCTTTTAAAAATGTCAAGTATTATTCGGATCAAAAGATCGTCTGGTACCGCTAAACCAAGTTCCCTGCTGTGGGGTGAACAGGCTTACGTAACAGGTATAGGAAGTTATGGAGGTCTAAACCAATATAAAGATAGGATTTTTATTGGTGATGATGGTAGTAATGTAAATCCAGTTGGTGGATATTACTATGCTTCAATGATGGAGCATGCACCAGGTGCAATTGCAGGTGTTACAAATACAAGAAATAGTGATGGTGGTATAGTTGCTGTTCTTGATAGTGATAGAAAAGTTGATGAATGGAATGTAGATAATTTAAAACTTGATACAAATACTTTGTCATCTTCAAATACTGATGGTGATATTATATTAGATCCGAATGGTAGTGGTGAAGTTGTTATACCTGATGATACTTTTTTAAGTTTTGGTACGGATAAAAATACCAAGATTGAATATGATGAAAATGGACTTGACCAATTAAGATTTACTGGTTCAAATATACTAATTGATATTAGTAGTCAATCTGTTGACAAAGACACTGGTGCTTTAGTTGTAGAAGGTGGTGTAGGTATAGAGAAGAACTTAAATGTTGGGGGTAACTTTACTAGTTCTGAAGGAACATTTACTTCTGGTGAAATAGGTCAGATTAAGATTGAGAACAATATAATATCTTCTAATAGTAGTAGTAATGATAAGATTTATATTGATCCATTTCCTGATGGATTAAGTAATCAGGGTGATGTTATTATTAAAGGTAACTTACAGGTTGATGGTACAACAACTGCTGTTAACTCAACTAATGTAACTGTTAATGATCCAATCTTTACGATTGGTGATGTTACAAGTGAAAGAACTGTTATGTCAACAGTTGCTGTTGGTGCTAATCAAATAACAATTGATTCTGTTGTTGGTATTAATACTGGAGATACTGTTAGTGGTAGTGCTTCACTTCCAAATAGTGGATTAACCACAGTTACTGCATATGATACTGCTGGTAAAACAATTACTATTCAGGGTACAACTACTGCAGGAATTACAACACAAACTCAGTTAACAATTACTCATGCTTACGATACTAATACAGATCGTGGCATAGCATTTAACTATAATGTTGGTGTTGGTACAGCAAATTCTAAAACAGGTTTCTTTGGTTATGTAGATACTGATTCTAATGCTTCAAGTAGTGCTCCTGCAGGTGCTTGGACTTATGTTCCAGATGGAGCAGTTAATAACAGCACAGTAAGTGGTACTAGAGGATATCTTGATATTAAGGGTATCTATTATCAGACTGCTGATTATAATACTGGTGGTGTTGTATATTTCGATTCTAACGGATTACAAACATCTACTAATGCTGTAGCATCTCCAGTTGATACTTCTAAGCAAGTTCTTACCGCTATTAGCAAAATAACTCTTGGATTGCCATCTAATGTTACCTTATCAAAAGGTGATATTGTTAAGCAAGATACTAGTAATGCTTATGGTGTTGTAGAATCTGCTGTTAGTGGTGGAGCATCAATTCCACTTATTGGTGTTGAAGGAACTTTTGTTACTAATCAAAATATTAGAAAGGAAGGTAATAATGGAGAAATCCAGAATCTTT